CTGTTAAACGGGATAAAAATAGGGATTTACAAGTAGGTGAAGATACAATACGTATATTTTATCGAAAATATTATCCTGAGCTACTAAAACAAGAATTAGACGAAATATAATATGAAATATATACTTATTGAGTGGCCTGAAGTTCAAGAATTAATGAGTTATGATGATTTTGATTGTCATGCGCATCTTGTTAATGATGAAGGTTGAATTGATCAGTATGGCCCTTCTTCATACTTTGTAGAAGAGGATTGATTAAAAAAGTTAAAGAAATGTTAAGAATATATAATATTTATATCCAGATATACAATAAATTGTGTTTACTCAATAATATAGTTCTACAGGAAAATTTATTGTATTTAACACTAATACTACAATCTTATGTCCACTAGATCTAGAATAGGAATGATAAATCCATATGGTAGTGTTAGTTCAATTTATTGTCATTTTGATGGATATCCAGAAGGTGTTGGGAAAACTCTACATGATAATTGGAATGATATAAACGATATTATTGAACTAATTGCTAATGGAGATATATCTTGTTTAGGAACAGATTTAGATATAACAAGTTTTTATGCAGATGGATCTGGCGCAATTATATCTCCAACTGAAGAAGATTACTATAATTTAGATCCAATAATGATTGAGTATCATTATTTACATAAAAATGGAGAATGGATATGTAAAGAGGTAAACCTTAAGGAACGTTTTAATGAAAGCTCGAGTTAAGAATTTTGATGTAGAGGTAGAACCTATGACTAAATATGAATTTTATGATAGAATTAAGAAAATTCAGTTACAACATCCTGAAAATAAATGAGTCAAAGGTTATTATATTAACTGGAATGGATATGAATTCTGGTTAATGGAAGAAAATTTTAATAAATTATATGAAATAATAGAATGTTAATCCGAGGTAAAACTGTATATGTTTATGATATTGAGATATTTCCAAATGTATTTCACTGTACAGTAAAAAATTCTGAAACAGGAGAATATTTATATTTTGAAATTTCTGAAAGACGAAATGATCTTCTAAAACTAGTTGATTTCTTTTGAACTATTCAAGAAGAACCTCAAGATGGCATTTGAGCAAAAAACTATACTACAGATCTACAATTCTTTACAGATAAAATATTTTGTGGATATAATAATTTACATTATGATAATCCTATAATTAATTATATTATTGATTATCATAAGAAATTGTCAACACTTGATTATCTTAGTGTTTGCAAATCTTTATATAATCTTAGTAATGAAATTATTAGATCTACAGATAGTAACTTTACTTCTTGGAGTAAATGGAAATATAAAATTTATTTTGAAACCTTGGATTTGCTTACAATGTTATATTCTCAAAAATTGCGAGTGGGATTAAAAGAAATGCAAGTAACTATACAATTTCATAATGTTCAAGAATATGAAGGAGATTTCCAAACCTGACTTCCTGCATCTGAAATTCCTAATATGATAAAATATAATATTAACGATGTTGATTCTACTGAGGAATTATTAAATCGGTGTAAAAAGGATATAGAATTACGATTAGCAATCGAAGATGAATATGGAGTAAAAGTATTAAATAAAGATGGTGTAAACATTGGAATGAAGATTATTACTCAAAAATATCTTGAGAAAACAGGTCAAACTTGAAATCAAATCAAGGATTTACGTTCTCCTTGTGATATGATTGATCTAAGTAAAGTTATTCTTCCAATTGTTAAGTTTGATACACCGATTCTCCAAGAAGTTCTAAAAGATATGAAAAGTCAAACTGTTTCACCTGGTAGAAAAGGTTATGAAAAACATTTTATACTAGATGGATTAGAATATTGCGTGGGCGTGGGAGGGATTCATACAGTAAATAAACCTGAAGAAGTTATACCTTCTAATGATCAGATACTCAGTGACATAGATGTAGCTTCTCTATATCCGAGTATGATAATTGAACATGAATTTTATCCTCAACATCTTGGTAGAGAATTCCTTGAGGTTTATTCCCAAATTAAAAATGAGCGTATTGAGGCTAAACATAATGGAAATAAAATAAAAAATGAAACATTAAAACTTGCTCTTAACGGATTAAGTGGAAATTTGCAAAATGAACACAACTTTTGTTATAGTCCGTTTACCGTTATGCAAATTAGAATTAACGGACAATTATTATTATTAATGTTAGCCGAACGATTAATTGCAATAGGTTGTAAAATTGTTCAAGCTAACACTGATGGCTTATTTGTTCTGCGCCCAAAAAATAAAGAGCAGGAGTTTCAAGATGTTTGTAAAGATTGGGAAAAGTTAACTAAACTTAATCTTGAAGAAGATCGTTTTGAAGCTATGTTCCAATTTGCAATTAATGATTATTTAGCAATTAAAGAAGGATATTCTAAAACTAAAAATCCTGATTTGTTAAAAACTAAAGGAATGTTTATTGATAAAGTTAAACTTGGTAAAGGTATGGATGCTACTATTATACCTGAAGCTATTAACAAATGTTTAGCTGACGGAATTCCTGTTGAAGAGACAATTCGAGGATGTAAAGACATTAATAAGTTTATTACTTATCAGAAAGTAAGTAAAGATTATTCTGTTGAATATGATGGTAAAATTATTCAAAGAATTAATCGTTATTATATTTCTACTGATGGTCCTTGGTTATATAAGTGTAAAATTGATAGTAATGGTCGTCGATATAATTATATCAAGTTGTTAACTGATTCTGGAGTAACAATTATGAATACTATTGACGATAAGACAAAGATTCCAAATAATATTAATTATCCATTTTATATTGCGTCTGCTCAAAAGATAGTATATTTATTTAAACATAAGCAATTGAGCTTATTCTAAAATATAAAATTTTAATGTAATTTGGTGTTTTAAATATAAATTTATATATTTGTAACATCAAATTACATTAAAAATAATATACTATGAAAAATAACAAATGATGCGTTTATAAACATACAAGTCCTTCCAAAGGAGTTTATATTGGAATAACTAAACAAAATCCAGTAATTAGATGAAGTAACGGTTCTGGATATAAAAGAAATCCATATTTTTATAAAGCTATACAAAAGTATGGATGGGATAATTTCAAACATGAAATACTTTTCTCTAACTTAACACAAGAAGAGGCAGAAAGATATGAAAAAAACTTAATATCTGAGTATAGAAATGGAGGTAAATGCTATAATATTCTAGATGGAGGGTTAGCTGCAGTAGTAGATACTTCTAAAAAAGTCTACCAATACACTTTAGAAGGTAAGTTTTTAAAAGAATGAACTTCAGCTACGGAAGCAGCAAAATTTTACAAAGTCACACAAAGTACTATTACAAATTGTTGTAATCCAAATTACAGAACTAAAACTGCTTGTGGATTTATTTTTAGTTATAATAAAACTTCTAAAAAAGATCCTATTATCTCTGTTTCTACAAAAGCAGTAAATCAATATGATTTACATATGAATTTAATAAAAAAATGGCCATCTAGAAGAAAAGTCCAAAAAAACTTCCCAAATTGAAGAATTGGGGCATGTTTAAATGGTAAGGTTAAATCTTGTAACGGTTATATATTTAAATATACTGATGACGCTATATCAGAAAAACCTGTACATAAAGGAAAATTAGTTACTATTAATGGAATTACTTATCAATCATTAAAGCATGCTTCTACTGCTTTAGGAATTACTGTATATAAAATAAAAAAATTGTTATGTTAAAATTATTGAAATTCGGAGCATCTTATTGTGCTCCATGTAGAGCTATGGCTCCTATTTTAGAAGAATTAAAATCTAAAATTGATATACAAGATATAGACGTAGACGAAGCAGATCCTGTAGTACTTACTAATTATAAGATTAGAAATATTCCTGTATTAGTCTTATTAAAAGATGATAAAGAAGTTTGAAGACATGTTGGAAGTATTTCAAAATCTGACTTAGAAAAAGAAATTGAAAAATATGAAGCTAATTAAACCTTATTTTGAAATTATAGAACAGGAATCTGGACTTGAAGGTATTTATAAACAAATTGAACTCGCAGGAAGAACTTGTTATAAATCAGAAGATAAAATAACTCCTGATTCTGCTAAAGGATTTGTCGATAGAATGATCAAATCTGGTCATGGCGCTATGCTAGAACATGGTACTGTATATTTAAAAGCTGATTCTGAATTTTATAATCCTTTTATTCAACCAGAAGACGGAGAGGAAGAAGAATACAATGATTTATTTAAATATGGCGATAATAACTATTCGGTTTGTCATGAACAAAGAAGTGTAAATGGAAATACGATTTATGTCACCACTAATCTTAGAGTATTAGTAGAAAATAACTGGCTTGATGATCTAAAATATCTCTGTGAACCTACTGAATATCATGAAAAACGAATTACAGTAAAGTTTATTTGTGATCGTGGTGTATCTCATGAATTTGTAAGACATAGAGTATTCTCTTTTGCTCAGGAATCTACCCGTCAAGAAACAATGGCGGCTTAAATAAGTAATTATTTATGCATAACCCAGTGAATTGCTGGAAGGCTAAAATTTATTAAACTTTTCTACAAGTTTGGATATATCCAAATTTATCATTAACTTTGTTACAGTAATAAATATAAAATTTTTAAGCTATGAGAAAAATGGATATTAACGTAGGTGATAAATTTGGAGATTGGACTGTAACAAATATAAATGTTCTATCAAAGAATAAAAGTAGATATGTATTATGTCAGTGTAAATGTGGCTATATGGGAGAAGTTAATGCCTCAGCCCTTAGAACTGGAAGGAGTTCTAGCTGTAAATCCTGTGCCAAAAGGAAAAATACCACAATTTTAAAAGTAGGAAGTAAATACAAACATTGGACTATACTAGAAGGTCCAATATACAAAAATTCTACTGCTTATTACAAAGTTAGATGTGATTGTGGGACTGAAACCTATAAGTTACCTATAGAACTTCTTTATAAAGATAGGGACTTTCAATGTGAAAAATGTGCTCATAAAGAGAATATGGAAAATATTAGAAAGAAAAATGGAGAAGTTGGAGAACTTACTAAAACTGAATATACTAGGCTTAAGAGGTCTGCTGAAAAGAGAGCTTATGTTTTTGAGGTTTCTATAGAATACTTATGGAATCTATTTCAAGAACAAAAACAAATTTGTGCTATTACTGGGGATTATATCCCTAATATAGAAGAAGCTTCTCTTGATAGAATAGACTCCTCTAAAGGGTATATTGAAGGTAATGTTCAATGGGTAACTTATCAAGCTAACTTAAGTAAACATGTTATGACAATGGAACAATTATACGAGTTTTGTAGAAAAGTATTAAATCATGCTAATCAGCAGCCAAGCCAGAGGTTAACAACTCTGGAAGGTTCAGAGACTAATTGATGAAACTATGTCTAAAATAATTTTTGAATGTCCTGTATTGCAGGAATTTTGGGACAAATATATAGCCAATAGAGATTGGAATAAAACTTGTAAAGAGATTAGTACAATTCTTGATGGCTTAGAGTATTTTAGTGTAGAATATAATTCAAACACGAGTGCTGGACATCCTTTATAGGATGATGATATAGTCCGATACTCTGAGGAAACTCAGAGAGTTCAAGATAAAGAGCTTGAACATTAACTAATTGTACTGTAATTATAGCAAAGATAAGTTTGGAAGTGAGCTTACTTTTATTATTCCTTATTGGACAAATATTCCAGAAGGACAAAGTTATTGGCATGATGGCATTGGGTATCGCGTAGGAGCAGATATTCAAAATAAAGATTTTGGATATATTGAGAAGTCTCCAAACTATTTTAATTTCTTATCTTCTTTAGAAGAATCAGAAAAATGTTATCTTAGACTATTAAATGAAGGATGGGTTCCTCAACAAGCTCGTTCTATACTTCCAAATTCTCTCAAAACAGAGTTAGTAATGACTGGAACTCTTGAACAATGGAAAGGATTCTTTAAGTTACGTAGTCCATTATATGGAGCAATAGGAGCTCATCCTCAAGCAGCAGAACTAGCAGATAAACTGTATATACAGTTTAAGGAGAAAAATTATATTTAAAATGAGCCATTATAAAGAAACAGTACAGTATGATCATATAGATGAAGAACAAGAACATTCTTTTAGACATCTTTATGCAGATTGAAATTCTAAAACAAATACTGTAACTGTATGAAATAAAGAAGGTATAGTTATATATAGTGGATACGATGATGAAGCTAAAGCTTTAGGTTGTTTATTATCTAATATTAGATGTCAAAAAATCGATAAATTTCCACATGAAGATTAAAAAATTTAAGATATGCAACTCATTAAAG